GCACCAGCAGCCGCTCCTCGTCGGTGAACTTGGAGTTCACGATCGCCGTGGAGATGGCGTAGGCGATGTGCGAAGCCCCGCGATCCTGCGCAGCCTGGTCGGAAGCCCCAAAGTCCTGAACGGTGTCGTCCATGTCATGTTCCTTTCATAGCGCTAGCTGATCTGCGTTATCGCCATCAGGAGCGCGCTGTTGCGCTGGGACCATGCACTGAAGTCAGGGTGCACCACGAAGCTCTTCCTGCGGGTCACCACCGACTTGCCGAACGTGATGGTGAACTCGGCCGGCATGCGCTCCACGTACCTGATGCATGCGCCCAGGGTCTTCTCGTCCACCCTCGCAGCGAGCGTGTAGACCACGAGCATCTGAGCATCCGCCCTGGTCGGCAGCCTTGCCTTGCCGGGACTGGCCACGATGTCCTCGAAGCGAGGCATCTCACGCGCCAGCTCCAGCGTGGCGAACAGCTGCGACGCCGACGCGTCGCCGATGAACCCCGCCGCTTCTTCCTTGAACAGCGTGTCGACAGGCAGCAGGCCCTCTCCATCGACGTGCTGCAGGGAATACTCAGCGAGCGAGTGCAGCGAGCGGGGCGTGCACCATGGCCCGGGCACCGGCGGCGGGTCCATGAACACCGCCTGCGGGTTGGCATGGGCAAAGGCGATGAACTCCGGCCGCACGCCGGCGGCGGCATAGAAGTCAACCGTCGACTGCAGATCGTCGTCGACGTTGATCTCGAAGCGGCGATTGATCAGATGGTCGAACTCCTTCGTGGCGCCGGAGCGATCGCCCGCACGGTTGCCGGCCATCCACACGCGCCAGTCACCGTGATCGGCAAGGCGGTGCGGACCCAGGCGACCGGACAGGGCGGCTTCGCCGATCACCTTCTTGACGTCGGTGTCCATCTTGTCGGCTTCATCCACGAGCACGATGCCGCCATCATACTCGCTGATGTGCCTGTTCTCGTCGGTGATGAACCAGAACGGCTGAGTGAACAGCGACATGAGCCACTCGCCGCGCTTCTCCGGCATGAGGTAGCCGACGGCGTCGGGCGGGTTGAGCAGGGGACCGCTGACGGTCACGATCCCATATGTGCCCTTGAGAGCTTCGTTCAGCCGCTTTGCCGCCGACTGGATGACCGTGGTCTTGCCGCGGCCGATCGGTCCGCGCAGATACACGCACTTGCCGCTCCTGAACCATGGCACGAGGCGGCTCTCGATATCTTTAAGTTTCATGGCAGTTACCTTTCGGGGTGAGGGGGGTGAAAAGCCAGTTGCCAGCTGAAGTCTGCTACGCAACCACGTCCCAGAGCGAACCATAGACGCGGTTCTGCTCGTAGAGTGATGCATCGTCGAAAAGCTCGAAGTTGATATAGACGATGTTACGCTCGGCATCGAACTCGGCGATCGCCCTCGGGTCGACCATCGTCGCAGCCCGCACGCGCCGAAAGATGCGTGCGTACTGATGCTCGGTCAGCATCGACAGTTCCTCCTTGAGATGAGTGACAGGCTTACTGACTGCGACGCGGCGTGCTCTCCTCGGTGGCATCTTCATCGGGTTCATCCTTCGACCAGGGCTTGGGCGGGAAGTACTTCGGCTCCCGCTCCGGACGCGGCGCGCCGGCGACGTACGGACGATCGCTCTGCGGGTCGGGGACCGCTTCCCCCGAAGGCATCTGCGGCGGCTCCGCGATGAATGACGCCAGCTGCTCGATGATGCGATCGCGATCCGCCCTGGTCTCCCGTTCAACGAACGGGAATACCGGGCGTGTGTCCCTGCCCATGCCGTCGTGGGCGTAGCGCGTGAGGAACATCAGGCAGCAGTTGGCATGCCACAGGTGCGGCAGGCCGCTCTCCGCGTCGATGTCCTGGCCGCCGTACCAGGCGTTGAGGTGGGCGAGGGCGGCACGATAGATGCGGTGCCACTCGAATGTTCCCTTCGCCCAGTTCCAGGCGCCGTACTTCTTCTCGCCATGGGCGAGCACCTGTGCGGTGGCGTTGAGCCACAGCGGATCGATCAGGTGCAGCGGCACCTTGTCGTCGTCGAACTTCATCGCTTCAGCCAAATTACCCTCCGGGGTTACGGTTGCTTGACGAGCGTAATATAATATAAGACTAGTTTAGTGTCAAGAGCACTAATATTCCTAATTAGCAGTACACCGCACCAGACTGCATATCTATGCGATACTCCATGCCATGGATATCCTTCCACATTATCTTGATATGGCTTGTGAAATAGTCGCGTCGCAGGGCGACAAACCGGTTCTTGCTGAGCTGGCCATAGAGACGCTGGTTGTACTGATAGACGTCGACTTCCATGTAGATGCCAGTCTGCACGAGGATGACTGAAACGTCTGGAACATGCGTGAACATGGGCTGCCTCCGGGGTCAGGGCGTGCGCTTCGAGCGCCTGGAGCGCCCGAGAACATAATCCTCCATCTCCTTCTCGAACTGCCACTGCGCGGCTTCGTCGTGGCGCCGCTGCCGTGAGGCAAGGCGCCGCTCCTGGCGATCGAGGCGAACCATCTCGATCTTCAGCTGACGGCGCTTCCGCACGATGATGGCTTCCTTCTCATGCTCCCGTGCAGATTTTCCGGCCGGCCTGGCGACGGCCTTGTCCCTGCCGCGCTGGCCGGGACGCGCGATCTTCCCTTCCGGGAGCTTTCTCGTCTCGAGCCACTTTCTCCAGCGGTGGCCGATCTTTGCGGCGGGCATCAGGGATCAGCCTTCCTGTCTGGTCGCGCATGGCATGGCCGGCGCAGACCTGCATGAAGTGGAGGCAGAACTGCAATTGCGCATGGGTCATGGGTCATGGCTTTCCCTTTGCGTCGGGCACTGATCAGCTCCCGTACCTGATCGTTCATGGCGAGAGCGGCAGGAAAAGCCGTGTGCAGTGTGATAATATACTTCAACGCCGGCGGCCAATCCCACACGGAAGTCGTCATCTCGTCGTCCCATGTTTCCTGAAATGCCTGCAGTAGTAGGCCATCACGTCCGGCGGCCACTCGCTCTGCCTGCCGTAGACGCGCCGCAGGCGATCATAATACTGGTGGCGCGATTCGCGCTCCCGTCCATCGAGAGCCCGGCGGGCGGCAGTGCTGACAGCCTGCCTGCTTACGCCAAGCTCGCGTGCAATCTCGGCAAGGATGCCGCGGCGGCGCAGGGTGCCGTCGGCCAGCCAGATGCGTTCGCGCATTTCCAGCAGCCTGAGACGGAGCGACATCTACGTCCCCAGGTTCCTGAGGATCAGCCAGGCTGCGATCAGGCCGGCACCGAACGCGATGTCGATGCTGAGCAGGAAGACGAGCGGATCGATCATGTGCCCACCCACCACCCATCGTCATCGCAGTAGAAGAAAATCTTCATGTCATCCCTCCAACGGTCAGGCCGGCGATGCGCGCCCGCACCATCGCCACCGATGATAGCACCTTTCCGTCCCTGCGCTTCTTCGCGGGCGATGGTGCAGCCGCGGGCTCGGGGAACATGATGGTGACCAGGGTCTGTGCGGGCGGTTCCCACGCCCTGACGCCGGTCCTGCGGCAGTGGGCGAGGAAGGCGCGCAGCGAGGACCTGGAAGAGAAGTAGCGCGTGCGGACACATCCCTGCTCATGGATGTAGAAGGCACGGCACGAAGCGTGCGTCAGCATGATTACCCTCCAGGGTTACAGTGTCGGCAGGATGACGGACAGTTGCCAGTAGTAGAATTCATCGATGAACTGAGGCCATCGGGTCTCCACGGAGACGTCGCTCGGCAGCATCATGTCGACCGCAAATGGAAGCTCCAGCTCCATCATGAGCATCGCCCCTATTCCCGCATGCGCATGCCAGGAATGATCACTGCATCCCGCGATGGTGATGGTGGAAGTCCTGGCTCTGGGGATGACAAGGTCCATGTGCGCGGCGACGGCTCGCCCGAAGTTCGTCCTGCACAGCGAGCATATCGGCGTGGACTGGTTCGGCATGCTGCATCCTACATCCTGCATCCTCGTGCATCCTTCACGGTCAGCACGGAAGCTCGACAAGCAGGTACCAGCTGAACGGCCACGGCCCGGTGATCATCTGAAACTCGAGGGCACAGCGTATTCCGGACGAGCGGATCAGGCATCTGAGATGAAAGTCGCACGCCACTGCGAGCGGTGCGCGTGATCCACACGCGGTGCGAAGCCCGAGCGCGCCCCATTCAGTGTCGTCGAACACGACGGCATGCGCGACCTGGGTCCTGTTCTCCGCCCGGCAGAACAGACAGGGTCGGACGGTCATGCTCCGACGAGCGCCTGCACCGTCCAGAATATGATTATCCACAGCATGGCGTTGACCGCCAGCATCAGTTGCAGGTCATGCATCGTGATGTTCCATGCAGTCAAGGTTGATCCGGACAGGATGGGTATCGGCCAGCTTCATATCCATCGGCCCGTCGTAGAGCACGACGAAGTCGCCGCCGCTCCGGCGCCACGGTATGCGCAGGACCCGCACCCAGTCGGCGCCGTCCTTGACATGAGCCTGACACACGATCGCGCCGCTGTGCGAAGCGCAATAGGTAAGCAGTCCCTGATGTCCCAGCCTCGTTGCCTGACCCCGCGAACCTTGAACCAGGCCGAAGAACCTTGCCATGTCACCCTCCAGTCAAGAGCACCAGTCAAGAGCACCAGTCACGTGGCGCCGGGCATCTGCCGCCCGCACAGACGAACGGTTCAGCGAGTCCTTCCCGCACGAGGATGTCTCCGACGTCCTCTCCCTGCCATGTCAGCCGGCCACAGGAGCGTCCATAGCCGCATCTGCCGGGCTGAAGGTGCAGGACAGCTCCCGACCGCACGAACGCACGTAGACGCAACGTGGCGGCTTTGGCGAGCATTGCCTCACGCGCGCAGTGCGGGTGGTGAAGCTCCGGAGTGTTGAACCCCGTGAGCCGCACGCGTTCGCCGGAGCGGGTGACCACCGTATCGCCGTCGGTCACGCTCGCGATGACGCTCGTGCCGAGCACGAGCGCCCTGAGATACTCCATCATGCGCCGTCATTCTCGTCGTCGTCCGGCATACGGTGTTCGTCGCGCTCGGGCGGATCATAGGAATCATGGACGTGATCAAGCAGACTGAGCACGCCGAGGAGCAATATGCGATCGCGCTGCTCCGCATCGGCGATGGCGCGCATCAGGGCGCGCTTCTGCCGGCGCAGCTCCCTGATGTCCAGGTTCATCGGGATCATCTTCTCAGGCGGGAACGGCCGCAGATCATCGTTCATTCTGCATATCCTCTTCGAGCGCGATGGCGAAGTCGGGGAGCATGGCCCGCAGGACCGGTGTGATCCTGCGGGCCTTTTCTCAGCTCAGGCGACGAGCGTGGCGAGGCGCTGCTCGCAGAGATCGATCATGGCGGCAAGCTCGTCCGACGGGAACGCTTCCCTGGGCGGCACGCCTTCCTCCGGCCTGCCCTTCGTGCCGTCGCGCAGCACCGTCATCGTCTTCAGGAGCCTGCCAAGCTCCCGCTTCTCGCTGCGCTCGACGCCTGTCGTCGCCGGGCATACCGCGGCGATGATCTCGTCGTCGGACAGCGTGGTGTCGCTCTTCTTGGCGGCACGCGCGATGGCGACGAAGGCATCCTGCATGTTGCCCTTGTAGCGCCCTGTGCCCTTGAGTTCCGTCACGATGGCACGTGCTTCGTTCAGGGTCTCGGGCAGGTCGTTATGCTTGACGGCGGCGACGATGACGGTGCGCACCTCCGAGCACCGGACGGTGTGCGCCTTCTCGGAGCCGAAGCCTTCCTTCGAGCCGAGCGCGCCGACGTCGGTGATCTTCCTGACGGTGCGCTCGTTGAAGGCGTTCCATATGGTTTCCGCATCCTCGCTCGACGCAGCGCCTTCGCGCGCCGCGATCGCCGTGTTGACAAGCATCTCGGGACGCGAGAGCGCCCCCTGAGCATACCTGTCGGCAAGAGCCCGCACGGAGCGCAGCAGGGCGTTGAGATCGGAGAAGACATGATTTGACTGATCAGACATGGTCTGGCTCTCAGGGTGTGGTGCGACTTGATCCGGCACGCACCGGGACCGGTTTACCTCCAAGGGTAATCATGTTCGTGCGGCGTCGCGCACCTGACCGCACGACGAGCGGCGGATGTCGCTTCGCGCTTCGTGCGATATGATTTCGGGGATTGATGGAGGCCGATCCAATAGCGCCAGCCAATGCCATCGAAGAACACACGAGGTTCCTTCCCCGCAGCAAGCTGATCAGCGACCGTCTCACGTGTCATGCGCCGTCTCCTCATGGTCACCATGCAAGCGTGGTGATGATGCCGGCAATGCCGGTCAGGATCATGATACTGGAAACAGTCATCGTCACATCCCATGCAACACACTCGCGAGCTTCCCATGCGACGCATTCGCGAGCCTCGTCGCCATGCTCTTTGCAGTGTGAGCAATAACCGGATCGAAAGCCCGCACGCGAGGTGCCGATCCAGGTTGCGGGTCGCGAGCATTCATGACCATAGGTGCCGCGGTTGGCGTTGTGGCAACGGCCGTCTACGGCGTACAAGTTTGACATGTTTCTGCCTCCAGGAGCAGCTGACGGGCTGTCATGCTCCATGTTTGTAGCTGTTGAAATATAATAGGCAAAAGCTCAATGATATCAAGCCTCTATGAAATATAAATTATGTAACGAAAAGGGTGGCTGACTTAATAGCTTAATGATTTCAACATGTTAACGTTATATCATATATATAAACGCGAAAACGGGGAAAAGGGGCGGCAAAAATTGATCAATACAACCTGCCTCAAATATGAACAGGTTGTACCCGCGCCGGGGTTCCAGTTTCCCGAAAAGGGTAGAAGTATATTATTATATTATTATATTATTATAAGTTATTGTTATTGTTAGCTTTTTAACTACCGGGTTTTGATCCTAATATCCGTAATATAGACGTTTTTCGGCCTATTTTCCTTTTTTCGTGCCGGATTATTTCTTCGCTACGCTCTGCGCGTAATTGCAAATGGGACACACCCCTCAAAAGTACAACCCTAGAAAATGTTGGGGGAATTCTTTGTTCATAAAACTACGCGTAGCGCGTAATTAATTAATTAAATTGCTCAAAATTGCTCAAAATTGCTCAAAATTGCGCAAAATTTGCTACGAACATACGCGTAGCGCGTATTTATTTTAACAAATTTGCTCGGGCTCGGAGCAAATTTGTTTGAGCTCGGAGCAAATTTGCTCCGAGCCACTATTAATTTTATAAAGAATTAACATAGGTTATTTTCATGAGTATTTATTTGCGCAAATTTGCTTAGGCTCGGAGCAAATTTGCTCCGAGCCTACGCTTGGCGCGTATTTTTAATTAATTGTAGGCTGGTAAGAGATAGCCAGCGGTGCCGGAATAGGCTGATTTGAGTTTATTTTGATCATTCCGAGCGCCACAATAATTGCAGAATGGTCCGCTCCGGTCTTTTTAGCGTCGATGCGCAGACGTTTTGCTAGTTGATCAAGCGCCGCTGCGGGATTAATCGGCTTGTATTCTGCCTCCGTCTTGAATTGCCAGAACGGAGTTTCGAGCGCCTCTCCGAGGCGCGTCTTGCAGTTCCTGACAAATTCCGGATTATTACCTTTGAAGGTAACCGGCCCGAAATTCTCGAACCACGCGCGAACCGCGTTCACGCGCGACAGTTCCGGGAAACTGTCCAGGAACCTGGACACGACCCGGACGTCGCCATGTTCGCCGACATGCGCCAGCACGCTGCATGCGAGCTTGTGGGCTTCGCTCTGCAATTTCGCGCCGGCCTTCGAGAAGGCGATCGTAGCCTTTTCGATGTCTGCGAACGTGGTGTAGAGATTGAGCTTCGTCATGATCTGGCCTCGCGATGTGCGAGACCCATGACGCAACGGCGGGGCGAGCGGGCAAGGCTCGCCCTTAGTTTATCCTTCCCCTGCGGGAACTTTCTTTCGATGCAGTTCGCACCCGGTCCGCTCGCCAGTTTACAGCCTACCGAAGCATCCTGAGTTGAGGCGGGATGCGAGCCGGGTAGACCCTGGACTGGAACGCTTCCGGGCGCGACGGGTTGCATAGTCTCAGAGCTTGGATTGCTAGTTCAAGCTCGGAGAACCCGGATTATCACGCCAGCGGCTGTCACCTCCGTGTACGTACCGGGATACTGGAATGCGCCCTACGTTCCACCTCTGATAGTGGAAACGGTTCAGCTGTCCAGGGACGGTATCGGCCGCCACCGGGCGCGGGTCAAGCCCGCGCGCTTTCGCGCCGTTGTGTGATGGGCCTCGCTTGGTTGTCTTTCTACACTATAGGCGAGAGGATATAAGGGGCGGGGTACCCCCGTAGGGTAGTCTGGACAGGGCGGCGGGGGTGGGGCACCTCTTCTTTTAGGGTCCCACGAAAATACCCAGCCTATAAATTCCATAATATACCAAAAATTCCTAGTACCAAAAATTCCTAGTACCAGAAATCCTTGATACCAAAATTCCTATTCCCAAAAAATAAATTCCTGAAAAACTCTAAAAATAAATTCCTAAAATCACCCCCTATCCCATCGAAAACCACCAGAACCCTTGACAACCCCATCGAAAGCCATTAGATACCATTCCATGACCGAGGAAGAACAGAAAGCCCAGCCCTGGCCTTTCCTGCCGGCTGTCTGGCCCCGCGGCCCGATGATGGCTCCTGTCAATGACGAAGTCAGCTCCTTCATTGCCGACCGGTCGTTCAGGGAGTTCACCAGGAGGACGACAACCTGGCTGGATCGCATCGCCCGTACGCAGTGGGAAGTTCTGGAGGGAGCGAACATGGTGCGGGAGCACGGACTCGGGTTGAGGAAAGCCTGAGTGGAACCAGCTGGCCCGCAGATGGGAGCAGCAGCTCGATGGCACGTATTGTGACGGACCTGCAGACTGTGGAATCAACGGAGACCTGGGACTGGTGGGATGAAGTGACCCGCGAGGCTACGATCGAGCTGTGCAGGCTGTGGACTGCGGATTTGATGGAACAGGCTATCGCAGAGCTATGGATCGGGGAGCCATTTATGGACCAGTCATTTTTAGGAGATATCCATATTTTCAACCCTTTCAACCCACCGCGCTCCGACCAATGACGTTCAGCTGGACCACGATGCCTGAGCCAGCCCCTGCAGAATCATGGATCGAGCAGCATGAAAGGTTCATCTCCGATCTCATGGATTTTCAGGTCATGACCATCCATGCCCGGTCGAAGCTCGTCATGCAGGCTTTCAGGGAGTTCATGGCATGGAAGGAAAAGCGCCCCAGCCCCGGTCAGGTCTACCAGCCTCCATGGCCGACTGAATGAAACCAGGCATGAATGAAATACCCCTGCACCCGCCATTCAATGTCTTCGCTGCCGATGCCGTCGACGAAGATGCCAGGGACGCATGTTTCAACGAGCTATGGGTGCCGTGGTGGACCAGCGAGATCATGAACGGAATGATGGAGAGATTCGTGTGACGCTCGGCGATGTCGCTCCACTCCATCATGCAGTCTGCTGCGGGCACGAAGTACCGGCGTGGATCGAGCAAGGCTCTGCCGCACGCAGATGGGAGCAATGACTTCGATGGCACGTATTGCTGTCCCGCACCGGTCCAGCCGGAACCCGCAGGGAGAAGGGGGAAAGCTCCGCCGCGAACTGGGGCTGATGACCGTGCAGGAGCTGGCGGCCATGCTGGAGATCAGCGAGTACACCGTCAATGGCTGGCGACAGGCCGGCACCGGGCCGGTCTTCGTCTATCTCGGGCGACGGACCTACTACAGAAAGCTCGACGTACTGTCATGGATCGACGATGGGCTGGTCCGCGCCGACTATGCTGACAAGGCGCGGAAAACGCCCTAAGGTAACATCGTCACTGCATCCCGCCACCCAGGAGATCGACATGCTTCCCGTGCCCTCGTCAGAGAACCCGCAGAGCCGGGTTGCCAAGCTCGCCGCGGGCGTCGCCCCGTCGCGGGTCTCTCCTGCCGGCGAGAATTCCGCGCCGGACCCGGAATTTCGCATGATCATCACTGCGCCGGCGAGCCGCCCATGCCTGGTGCAGGTCTACGAGCCACGCCAGTCGCCGGAGCAGGAGGAAGTGATCCTCGAGGAATTCCCGCTCGATGGCGGGGAGACTGCCAGGAAGGAGCACCGCAGCGCCACCGCTGCCTTCCGCTTCCTGCCGTTGACCGAGCAGGTGCGGGTCGAGCTGGAGCAGAAGCGCCTGCGCAGGGAAGACCCGGCGCAGCTTACCGTTGGCCAGCAGGGCTGGCCGACGCCCGAGACCGAGGAGGAGATGGCTGCCGGCGAGGAGCGCCAGCAGAATTTCGAGGCTGCGGAGGACGCGCCCCTTGAGTCCCCGCAGAAGCGCAGGGTCTCCGGCGGCGCGGAGCGCGCGGGCACGGCTGAGGACGAGGTGCAGCGCGGGACTTCCGATGCGCAGGCTGTGCCTGCCGGCCACAAGGACGAGACCGTGGGCGAGCATCTCGCGCGCCGGCAGACGGCGCCGGAGCCGGAGCCCAGGAAGCGTGGCCGACCGCCGAGCAAGGTCAGCACCACCAAGGTCAGCACCAGGAATTATTCCAAGAAGAAATAGAGAGAAGAAACACGGAACCCCGAGCCGCCGCCCCCCGGCGGCGAGGGTAGGGGGAGAGTTCCGTCCTTCGGAGTGCGCCTCGCTCCCGCGGGACCCTCAGGCTCTCCCCCGCTTACCCCATGAGGTAATCATGACACCTGTCAGACCCATCCCCCGCAGACCCATCCCGCACGAAACCCTGACGATGCCGTTCGGCACGGTGAGGGGTGGCGGGCGGCGCAGCTCGTTCACCGACATCGAGGAAGTGCCGACGGTGCATGATGACGAGCTGCGTCAGCTGTTCACCGAGCGGGCGAAACTGCAGGCGCGGCTGCGGCAGCTCGACGAACGGATCAGGTCGGTGCTGATCACGCGCTATCCTGGCGCCATGCAGGACAGATCAGGTCCACCCGCGCGATGACATTCTCCTGCGTGGCCCGAGCTGCGCCACGCGCATCTGACTGCTCAGCCGGTTCGCGATGTACTCCTGCAGCCCGCCCTGGATGACGAGGCAGAAGTACTGCAGGTCATCGGCGAGATCGCTCCACGGATGAAGCTTTTCAGGAAGGGCCGCGAGCTGTCCGTTCTTCCGCTTGGCAAACCGGTACTTGCCTGCCAGAGCCATCACCAGTCTGGGGCACTGGTCTGCATCGATGAGAAGGGCTGCGCCGCCATCGCGCTGCTGGAGGAGCATGTTTTCAACGGCCTTGATCCGCTTGTCGATCGCGTTCGTCGGGGCTGGAAAAGCCTGCAGACCGGCATTTTTGAGCACATCGAAGGAAGTCTCCTCATAGGATGTGTTCTTCTGACGTCCGGCTGGATCGCCCACCACATATACGCTGTGTCTTATGAATCGGTCATTTTTCAATGCGGGGATCAGCGCCTGCTGCACGTGCAGCTGAAGTCCGACATCCTCGGCTACGAGTTCCTGAAGCACCAGACCACGGCCTTTATGGTCGATCTGGCAGATCAGGGAGCACGGGTTTCGACCAAAGTCCTGCAGGACGATGATCGGAAAGCTGTGGGTCGGGTTGAGAGCAAACTGGTCACCGCGCTCGCGCGCCTCTTCTGAGAGAGCCAGCGTGTGAAATTTCCGGTTGAACGTGCTGCGGAAGACGGAGGAGCCTGACGGGTCCGGTCCGTACTGCGCATGGACGTAGCGCGTGATCCACTCCGGCGAGTGGCCGCGGGCGGCGCGCTCATAGTAGATGCGCCCGCCGGGAAGGTTGGAGATGTTCTCCGCGTTCGGCTCCATGCCACCCGGCTGGATGAATATCTGCCAGTCGGGAGGAGTGTCTATCTCCATGAGGTGGTGCCAGCTCGAGCCCTCGGATGGCATGTTCGAGTCGGCGATGGCGCCGTACCACGTCGGCCATGGTTCCGTATGGCCGTCCGGCTTCATCCCCATGCCGGGGTAGCGCCCGCAGCGTCCGAGCACCGGGGGAACGATGTCGGTGTCCATCTCGATGGCTTCGGAGAGCCATGCTCCGGTCAGCTGCATTGAAAGAAGTCTACGCTGGTCCTCGGGATCGTCGAGCGGGATCAGGAGCCACTCGCTGCGGACGTCGCCGAAGTGGACATAGATGGTATTGTCCGAGACCTTGTATGCGACAAGCCCCTTGAGCCATTGCTCGATGTCCTTGAGCACCGTGTCCTTGAGCTGCTTCAGTGTCTGGCGCACGATCGCCCAGCGGGTATACCGCAGCCCGTCCGCCGCCGGCGCCTGCTGCATGCAGCGCCGCAGCACCTCGAAGATGCAACCCGTGGTCTTGCCGGAGCCCACCGGGCCGGCGATGAGCCGGAAGAAGGCGCCGCTGCGCATGAAGGCGCCGACGGTCGGCGGCGCGTCGAACCTGATCCTGGTCAGCGGTCCTGACATCACGCTCATGACTCGACCGCCTCTCCTTCGATCAGCCTGCCTTGTGGGGTGACATCCTGCCCGCTTTCCACTCTTACCTCTCCACCCATGTTGATCGTTATCTGGAAACGCTCACCCATGCCAGCGCCGGGATTGGCATCGCGCTGGCCGATGCCGACCTGCTTCTGCAGAGCCTGGAGAAGCTGGACTTTGGCAGCGTCGCTGAAATGCGGACTATGGAGATACTCCTGGAACTGAAGAAGGGCGTCCTCAAGAATCTGCCATGTTTTATATTCTACACGCTCTTTGGTGTTGAGCGAGGAGTTCCAGCGCTCCTTCTCCTCGATCAGCATTTCCTTGAACTGCGGGTGCTGGATGATGGCGTCCCATTCAGCGACAGTGAGGTCGAATTTTTTGACGATTGTCTCCGGTTCCATGATGTCCACAGCCAGCTCTCGTGCCACGAGCCGCATTTTGCGATCCATGTTCGGCACTGGGATGGGCATGTTTGTCATTTGGCAGGAACCATGGTTTGATGGGTTGGGTTCTGCGCCAGATTAATATAGTTGAGGGTCGATGGCGACTGCTCTCCCGCTTTCACCGCCTACGGCTCCCTCCGGTCCGCCGCTGCTTCGTGTAGTCACCCCGCAGGGACTGCTGCAGCACGAGCGTGCGACGGCGGCTGCTGCCGTCGTCGGGGATGAGCACGATACGCGGATGGACGAGCTGGCGCGTCACATCCGCAGCGACTGGGAGACGATGCGCAACCACCGGAACAGCACGTCCGGCTGGAATGACCGCCTCATCCATGCTCAGCGCGTCTTCAATGGCAAGTACGATCCCGACCAGATGATGTCGATCAGGCAGTTCGGCGGGTCGGAGGTGTACGCCCGTGTCATCGCTCTCAAGTGCCGCGGCGCCAGCGCTCTCCTGCGCGAGGTGTACCTGACCACGGACAAGCCCTGGGGTCTCGATCCGTCGCCTGAGCCCGTGCTGCCGGACGACATCATGCAGGATGTGCAGGCGCTGATCGCCATGGAGGCGCAGTCGCAGATAGCCTCCGGGCAGTCGCTCGACATCAATGCGCTGCGTGATCGCACCAACACGCTGATCGCCTCGGCACGCAAGGCGGCCAAGAAGAAGGCCATGAAGGAAGCCAGGATCGCCGAGTCGAAGCTGGACGACCGGCTGTCGGAAGGCGGCTTCTACTCCGCTCTGACCGAGTTCATCACCGACATTCCGCTGTTCCCCTTCGCCTGCATCAAGGGACCGGTGGTCCGCGTCGTGCCGGACGTGGTGTGGCAGGATGGCCAGCCGATCACGCAGCAGCGGCCGAAGATGTTCTGGGAGCGCAAGAGCCCGTTCGACATCTACTGGTCACCCGGCGCGTCGCATATAAAGGACGCGGCTGTCATCGAGCGGCAGCGGCTCACCCGCGCCGACCTCAACGATGTCATGGACCTTCCAGGATACAACAAGGCAAATATCGAGAAGGTGCTCGACGACTATGGACGTGGGGGTCTCTCTGGGGACTGGATGGACTCCACGGACAGCGAACGGGCGGAGGGTGAGTCCCGGGAGAACCCTCATTTCAACCGGTCGGGGATGATCGACTGTGCCGAGTTCCATGGCAATGTTCAGGGACGCCTCCTGCTTGATTATGGGTTCTCCGCCGAGGAAATTCCAGACCCCCTCCGCGATTACTTCGTCCAGGCGTGGTTGGTAGGCCGATATATCATCAAGGCACAGATTTCTCCCAACCCTCGCAAGCGTCATCCATACTATATCACCAGCTTCGAGAAAGTTCCAGGGACACCTATTGGGAATGCACTCCCAGATATTCTTTCAGATATTCAGGATGTCTGTAATGCTACGTTGCGCGCGCTGGTGAATAACCTGTCCATAGCGTCCGGGCCGCAGGTGGTGATCGACGAGGAGCGGCTGTCTCCGCTGGAGAACGGCGACGAGATGTATCCGTGGAAGCGCTGGCGCACCAAGTCCGACCCGCTCGTGCCGCAGACGGGATCGATCAAGCCGGTCGACTTCTTCAGCCCGCCCTCGCATGCGCAGGAGCTGGTCGGCGTCTACAGCTTCTTCCAGGGGCTGGCGGATGATCTCTCGGCGATCCCGCGCTACATGTCGGGGTCCAACCCGGGCGGTGGCGCCGGGCGCACCGCGTCGGGGTTGGCCATGCTCATGGGCAACGCCTCCAAAATCCTGCAGATGGTGGCGCAGAACATCGACCATGATGTCATCAAGCCTCTGCTCGAGGGGCTCTATGACATGATCATGCTGACCGATCGGAGCGGGACGTTCCGCGGTGATGAGACCATTCGCGTCCGTGGCGTCGAGGTGGCTGTCCAGCGTGAGACGGCGCGGGTGAGGCAGATCGAGCTTCTGACCGCCACGGCCAACCCGTTTGATCTGCAGATCATGGGACCGCAGGGGCGGGCCAGGCTGCTTCGTGCAGTATCGGGCACTGTTGGCATAGAAGACGACATCGTGCCGGATGAAGAGGATTTGCCACCTGTGGCAGCTCCAGCTATGCTGCCACCGCCGACAGGAGATGTCGCCGCGCCACAGAACGCGGGCTTGGGCGTTCAAGAAGGAAACACTTCTCGCGCCGTGACAGGAGGGTAGGAGATGGCTCGTTCACAGCGACACAGGCTTGATGTTCAGGGTCTGACGTCCGACGGCCGCTTCAAGCCGCGAGCTGCTGCTCTGCCGACGCGCACCGGCACCGTGACCCAGGGACAGGTGCAGACCGGCGTCAATGCGACCTTCACCGGCTCCGGCACCGTGACCATAACCCGCGCATGGGTGCGCAACAACGACGAGATCAGCGGTCAGACTGCTGCGACCTACACGCTGGCCGCCGCGGACGCGGGCAAGCGTGTTCGCTTTCGCAACAAGGCGAGTAACCTCATGGGGACTACCATCCTGGACAGTCTCCCTACTGGCGTGGTGCCATAACTTACCCTGTGGGGTAACTCGAAGGGACTGACCCATGGCGACGTTTACGAGGCCGAACATCTTCTCGCTGAATCTCTGCAATAAGGTGTTCGATCTCGACTCGGACACGTTTCGATGGGTTCTGTCCAATACCGCGCCGGTCGCCGGCACGACCAATCTTCTCGGCGATATCACCCAGATCGGCACCGCGGGCGGCTATACGAACATGACGGACGGCGCCGGCGGCCTCCTGGCTACCATGGCAGCGCTCTCCCAGACCGGTGCATCGACCAATGTCGGCATGTCTGCGAACATCGTGCTGACGGCGTCGGGCGCCATCGGGCCATTCCGGTACCTGATCCTGGTTGACGACACTCCATCGTCGCCGTTGAATCCTGTCATCGGCTGGCTCGATCACGGCTCTGCCGTGAGCATGGTCGCCACCGATACGTATACCATTCCATTGGGCAACCTGCTCGTTGTGGGCTGACAGGAGAGAGTCATATGGCAAGGAACGCACCTAATTTTGAGCAGCGGCTGGCCGAGGTCGTGAAGGAACGCCAGAGGCTGGAGAATGATCTCGCCAAGAAGCAGGAGAAACTGCGTGGCATCAACCGGCAGGCAAACCCTGTGGCGTATGCCGAAGCTCTTGCTCCCGTGCAGGAGGCCAAGCAGCGGATCGGCGACATTTCTCAGGAGCACGCCGAGCTGGCGCGCATGGTCTCAGCCATGAAGGGTGGGCAGAATTTCTCCCCGCCGCCGGCGACCTGAAGATGATCTTCGGTGGATGAAAGAGCGGTTCGCCAAGTAGATGGAAGCTCGAGATGGCGAACGCAGTCTTTCCACTTTTCAAGAATGCCATTCTGACGGCTGGGACCAACACTTCTCTCGTCATCGACACGACGGCGAACGGTGTCTACGCGGTAATGGTCTCGGCAGCCTACGTCTATTCCGAGCTGCATGACTTCTTCAATGATATCACAGGTGTGATCGGCACCGAGCAGCGGGTGACATCACCCGCTGTCGGCCTGGATGTACCAGGCCGGTTCACAGGCGCCCCGCTAACCTTTCCGAGCGTCACAGGCGTGATCGCGGTGCGTGGCCTTGTGGTCTATCGCAAGAACACAGGCGCGTCGTCGACCTGGCGCCTGGTAGCTTTCCTGGACACCAAAGCTGACGGCACGCCGATCGACGTCATGCCCAACGGTGGCAATCTCGTCTTCAACTGGTCAGAGAACGGGATTGTCGGTTTCTGATGGCCGCGACATTCGTCGGCATCGTCCTGTCGATCCGCCAGAACGCGATCCGGCGCGTCATCGTCCCCGATTTTGACGCGCAGCTCGACGATCCCAGCTTCGTCGGGACCGGCGAGCGCCTGATCAAGATAGCGATGACGACATACAGGTCCTGGGGCTCTCCAGCCGATATGAAGGCTTATATTGAAGGGCAGGAAGGTGCTTCGTCGCTTGATCGCCTCTGCATTCTTGACGGTCTGGACAGGCTTGTCGCCATTGTCCGCGGCGACTACGAGATCGACGGGCCGAACATCCTCTCGCAGCTCCCCAACGGCTATTCGCTGATTGAGAGCGATCTCGGCGAAATCGGCGAAACCTGGCCATTCAAGCAGGTCACGATTGCGGGCGGCGCCGCGAGCGTGAACGTCATCAGCGGACCGACCTGAATTGACACAGATATTCATTATATCCGGCTCGACCTATGGGCTGCCTGGCGACTGGAACACCGCCGACAATACTGTTGAATGCGTCGGACCTGGCGGCTCCGGCAGCGCCGGTAGCACATCGTGGGGCGGGGGCGGCGGAGGTGCTGGCGGCGCTTATGCCAAGATCACGAACAGCGGCGCCACTGGCACGCCCAATATCCAGATCGGTGCTGGTGGTTCCGGTACTGACACCTGGTTCGTGTCGTCCGGCACCGTCATGGCGAAAGCCGGGCCCAATGGCACAACCAGTAGTACAGTTGGCGGTACGGCTCCCGCTGCCACGTCCTCAGTCGGCACCGTGCGGTTCGCCGGCGGTACGGGGACAAACGGCTCGCTGGGTACGACCGGCCGCAGCGGCGGCGGCGGTGGTGGCGCCGGCGGCTCGAACGGCAATGGCGGCGCCGCTGGCGGCCAGTCCAGCGGGACGGCATCGAATACTGGCGGCGGCGGCGGTGGCGGATCCGGCGGCCCGCTAGGCAATGGCACGGCTGGCTCAACCACAGGCATCGCGGGCTCAGGCAACGGTGGTGCTGGTGGCGCAGGTGGAACCACGAGCTCTACCGGCGGTGCCAATGGCGTAAAAGATACCTCTGCGCCGACGTCGGGAACGCTCGGTGGCGGGTCGGGTGGCGCTGCGGGCAGCACTTCCTCAGTCGCGCAGAAGACCGGCGCCAATGCGACGGGTTCGCAGTACTGGGACAGCACGCACGGCTTCGGTGGTGGCGCTGGTGGTGGCGGCGCCGGTGGAACTGGCGGCAATGCCAGCTCTGGTCCTGGCGGAGCCGGCGGTCACTATGGCGGCGCCGGCGGTGGCGGTGGCAGCAACAACGCTTCGGCTGGCGGTGTCGGCGGTGATGGCATCATCGTCCTCACGTATACGCCAGCCGGCGGGATCATCGAGGACGTTACTGCTGGCACGGTCGACATCGTCGGGCAGACAGTCACGCCGGTCTTCGGACGAGCCGTCACCATCACTGCCGGTACAGTCGCCATCGTCGGGCAGACGATTACGCCGGCCTATGGTCGAGCTGTCGCCATTACGCCAGCTACGGTCGCCATCGTCGGGCAGACGGTCACACCGGTCTTCGCACGTACGATCTCGATCACCGCCGGTACCGTCGACATCG